TGAACGCCGTCTGTGGCTAGCCAACGATGAGCACTTGTATTTGTGGGCAAAGGCCGAGGGGGTAAGGCTATGAAGTCAAAGGTAACACCTTCAATGGTCGAGTCTTGGGTGGGCAACGGGTTCACCAGCAGAGGAAACAAAGTAACAACCCTAGAAGATTGTTTCAAAGTCTTGGCCGATATCGCCAACGACAAATACAAACCAAGGCAGTTGAAAGAAGATATCGAGATGGGTGAATACGAGTCATAGAAAGACCAATGAAAAAAGAAACATCTGACATCGTAAGGTTCTACCATTGTAAGAAGTGTCTTGAATGTATACCCGATGGAGAAAGCCCAGCAAGCTGGGCAAGGCTGAGCGTTGGGTTCAGCAAGGAGGGGATGCAAGTGTGGTGCCAGAGGCACAACATGAATGTCATCCACATTGATTTCCTCGGGCAGAAAGTTGGGATAGTTCCCAAGAAAGGAAAGAAATGAAAAAGAATATACCTACAAAGATAACACTCCATCGCCACGTAACTACGGGTGGAGCTGTCTACCTAACCGACAACCATAATTTTGCGAAAGCCAAGATTATCATTCGGTTGGATGGCGTAACCGAGCTATCCAAGTGCGAAGTAGGATGCGAATGACACCTAAGAAGCTCTGGAAGATACAGGTCAAGGCCGTCCACGGCTGGGCAGACCTGAAGGTGAACGTGGATGACACAGATAAATACGTTGATGATTTCTGCGAGAGCGAAGCAGAAGCCCAAGGCGAATGCCAAGCGTTGAACAGAGAACTTGGTGGAGGTTACCGGGTTGTCCCATCTGATACCCCGAGTGACTTCGACCTCTATTGAAAGGAGAAACCTATGAAGAAAAAGAAAGTATCGAAACGAAAACTAGAAGCTTCACTCAGAGATTACGCAAAGAACTACCAGAGCAAATACAAAGGCTTGAAAGATGAAGAGAGACGGGCAAGCGCAGTAGAACTATTCAAAGATATCCGTGGCAAGTATGTCTTGGGTCAAGCTTGTGCCATTGCCTACAAGGAATTGCGTAAGACAGAACCTAGCAATGCCGACGACATCGCCTTGCTCGGTGAGCTTGTTGGGGGATTCTTCTACGCTATGAGTTTGAGCAAGCTTGGCTTAAGCGATGGCCGCAACGGAGCTTCCAACTAAAACATGAGGTGATTCCTAGCGTAGCGTTGTGCCAACTACTCGCGGGATAGTTGGACTCAAAGTGAACCAAGCGAAAGGCTCCGCACCTTTCATCAAAAAGCTTGGGTATTGAGCCGTGAGCTTCTGGAGCAATCCAATTCCATGCATGGGAGAGCGGTCATGGCAAACGCTAGGAGTCGCTTAACTAAAAACAACAAAGGAGATATATGGACACAACATTAAAAGATAAGAAGACGAAAGAGCTAGAGGCCAAATGGCTAAAGCGATGCGAAGAGTGGAATTGGAATTGTGGCATCGCTGACATTGCAAGGGAATTGAAGGACATGGGTATTGAATACAGAACAGCAGAGTTCGTCATTGTGGAACGAGCCTTCAATAAATTCTTCGGTGGCAAGGGTGGTTTGGGACAAGTGAACAGCCAAGGCATACCCGTAATCCCCACAATGGAGGCTATCGGAGAAATACTCGAACACATCTAAACCATTTGTCTTGACATTTGTTTGTCATAACAGGACCATACATAACCACACGAAAGGAACACATATGATACAAACCATAACCCTACTTAGGGATACAAAGAAAGATGAGCTGAACGCTTACCAGAAACATTACTCTCAGATACTTAAAGGTACTCTGATTGATGTTGCTCACGATGCAACTGACGACTGTTACGGATTGGTATTTAGAATGCCAAACGAAGAAGTGAAGACTGCTTGGATTAGTTGCGATGAAGAAGGCAACGGTCCTGGCTTTCTTGACATACGCTAATGAGAATCGACATCGACTACGCAGAGGCTGACTTCCAACACGAAGGAGCATCGTATCAAGCCATCGGAGGAGTCACCCACAACACGACATCAGAGGATGTTGGTATCGGTAGCTACGAATACTGGGGACATCGTGAATACGACAGCAAGATTGTCGAGGTAAGTGAGTACTCAGAAGCTGAGTTCATTACCCCCGACATCTACCCCGCTGGATCGGACACTCCCCTCACCGACCCATCACCCGCCCTCATCGAAGCAGCGCAGGAGGCGTTGTTCGAGAAGACACAAGAGAAGGCTGAAGAGATAGCCACGGAGAAGTCATGAAAGAAGAACTAAAGAAAGGAAACAACATGAGAAAGAGAGGCTTAGGGATAAACACGTTAATAAAGATATATAAGTCAAAGCTAATAAAGGCTCAGGACTACTTAGAGGCTACCGAAGGAACAAGGTATAGCACCTGCCAAGGAAGTTATGACGTTGGGTATTACCAAGGAACCATAGATCTACTTGAACGTCTTAGGCCAACGAAGAAAGCAACTGCATGAGTGACACCAAGTCACCACCTCTAGCAGAGCCGTGCGTTGACTGCCGAACTGGGATTTACCAGTGGGTCACAAAAGATGACTTTATTGCAGGCATCACCATTAAAGATTTACGGCATCAAGTATGCGACAACTGCGGCGAAGCCGTATATGGAGCGCCAGCCCTAGAACGCATTAGCCGTGAAGTAAGAGAACATAAAGAAAGGAAACAACAATGGACCAAATAGAAAAAACAACAAAAAAATTCACAATCAGATTGCAACGCAACCAAATCGCTGAGGTAGACGTCGAGGTGGAGGCCACATCAGAGGATGAGGCCACAGACAAAGCCTTGGGACTGGCCGAGAATTGTACCGACGCTAGTGGCTTCGCCCTAGAATGGGATGAAGTTGATTACAACTTTGAAGTCCTCGAGATTGAAACCGAAGACGAAGACGAAGATGAACCCAGCTAAACCAAAGAAAGGAAACGATATGAAAAAGAAACAAACTAAGAAGCTAGCCAAACCCGAACACTATTATTGGGATGGCGTAACAAAAACAGAAATTAAATGGATTCACAAGATTGCTCACCGAGCTTGTGAGATGGATAAAGAGATTGCCGAACGCCTTGGAGACAAAGGCAGGGTAGCTGAGCGAGGTGTTATGGATATGGCTATGGATCTCGAACTCTGCCACGCCAAGCATCACAAGTTGCGTCTCAAGGAAATGGCTGAGACCAAAGACAGATTCAGTTTTATGCATGACATCTATATGATTGTTAACTCAATTAACAAAGACACCTACGGATGGGACACCCTCGGAATGCCTAGGTTCTCGAGGTAGGAATATGAAAGAAGCACTCAAGAACTTAGTCGAACAATCGGAAGTACCGATCCTCAAGAACGAGATCGACCAGCTCAGAGGTACTCTTTCCACCCTAACCAACCTTGTTCTTAAAACCGAACAAGACCTAACCAGTTACCGCAAGGTTACTGAAGATCTAGCCAAGGAACTTGCCGAGCATCTCAAGGTACGGACATCTCATACAACCTTTGTCAACGGCAAGGGTTCGGAGACGTACTACCGGGATGTGGCAAGCGTATCGAAACGATGGAAAGAGTGGGAAGAAATGTACAAGGCTGGCAAACCCATCTCCGAAATTGCAAGGAAGTGGGGCGTCAACCATCACACCGTTCGACACGCCAAGGCCAAGAACTTCACCGCATCCGTTTGCAAGACACCCAAGAGCAAGGAACAACCAAGGGATATTCAATTATTCCTAGGTCGTAAGAGACACATGAGGCAGAAGCCTCATCGCCTACGCCTTGCTGCCTAACCCCAAAAGAAAGGACAACCTATGATGACTATGATTCCGTTAACCACGGAGCAGATCGACACGTTTGGCGAAGCAACAGCCAAGCGAAACCAAGCAGAGAAAGTAAGAGAAGCCGTGCTTCCCCTCCTCAAGCTTACCTACCAGGAAACGGGCAACCGCCTCTTCGAAGGTAACTCGTGGATCGTTAAGGCATCCGATGGGATGAAGAGAACATTAGACGTTTACAAACTAATCGAAGTTCTCTCAGCCGTCGGTGTCAAAGAACCCGCCACCCTCGTGGATGGATGCTACACAGAAGCAACCTTCCCAACGTTTCGTGTTCAACCCGTTCCGACTTTGTGAAACTACTGAACAAGAAACAATGCAAAGCGTTAGCACTAGAGCTGGCTAGCAAACGATCACACAAGTTCAGTCGTGTGGCGCCCAGCTTCCTAGAGTCCATTGAAAGGAAGATATCTATGTGGATGTTGGACTACATCCACCAACTACCCTCGAAAGGAAAGACAATCAAATGAGCGAGAAAGTACGATTCGTCTGCGGCAATGGTAAGCTACCAAAGACCACAGCAATCTTTAATCTTCCCGCTGGCCACACTTGTCCCTTCGCCAAAGAGTGTCTGGCTAAAGCAGATCGTCTTACTGGCAAAGTAATTGACGGGGAGCATTGTCGATTCCGATGCTTTGCTGCTTCGTCAGAGGTTCAATACAAAGCTGTACGAGATCTTAGGTGGAATAACTTCAACCTGATTCGGGGCAAGAAATCCAACGAGATTGCTGACATGATCTGCGAGGCTCTGCCTGGCAAGAAGCTTGTGAGAATCCACGAGTCGGGTGACTTCTTTAGCCAAACCTACTTTGACGCTTGGCTTGAAGTTGCCAGCAGAAATCCTCACGTTTTGTTTTACGCCTACACCAAATCGATTCCTTTTTGGTTAGCTCGTCTTGACAATTTGCCGTCAAACATTCGGTTGACTGCAAGCCTTGGTGGCAAGCACGACGATCTAGCTGAGAAGCACAATCTCAAGACATCGTATGTGGCCTTCAGTGAAGAGGCCGCAAACATCCGTGGCCTTGAGATTGACCACGACGACAGCCTTGCATACGGGCCCAACGAGAAATCGTTTGCTCACTTGATCCACGGGACACAGCCCGCTGGGTCGGAAGCATCCAAGGCTAGGTCGCTACTTCGCAAGACAACTGGATTCGTCGGTTACTCGTCAAAGAGAAAGGTGGTACACGCATGAAGTATCTGTCTGTTTGTTCAGGCATTGAGGCGGCCTCCGTAGCCTGGGAGAAACTTGGGTGGAAGCCCGTCGCCTTTTCAGAAATCGAACCATTCCCGTCAGCGGTGCTGAATCACCACTGGCCAGAGGTTCCTAACCTAGGAGATATGACTAAATATGAATCATGGAAATTCGAAGAACCAATTGACGTTTTGGTCGGAGGAACACCCTGCCAAGCCTTCAGCGTCGCAGGACTCAGGAAAGGATTGGCCGACCCAAGAGGCGGTCTCTCACTCACCTTCGTCAACATCGCAGATCACTTCAACCCAAAGTGGATCCTCTGGGAGAACGTGCCCGGTGTCCTTTCCTCAAAGGACAACGGGTTCGGTTGCTTTCTGGGAGCACTTGCCGGGGAAGATGGTGAGCTCAAACCGCCAGGGGAAAAATGGGCAGACGCAGGTTGTGTGTATGGTCCCAAAAGGTCAATCGCTTGGCGATGCCTTGACGCCCAATATTTCGGTGTGGCCCAACGACGCAAGCGTTGTTTCCTTGTCGCATGTCCTCGAGACCAAGGAGATCCAGCCAAGGTTCTATTTGAGTGGGAAGGCTTGCGCAGGGATACTGCGCCGAGCCGAGAAGCGAGGAAAGGACTTGCCCCCGATGCTGAAGGAAGCGTTGACACGGGTTGTGTCGGAGCCATTGACACAGAGTGTGGAGGCGGAAAGTTAACCAACCAGACTGTTAGAGCTGGGCACATACTTCCAAGTATTGTTAGCCCGACTGCTCCCGAAGTTGCGACCTTTAGGATGCAAGCCTTTGGGGAATATACCGATGACGGCTCGGCATCCACAATGAAGGCTAGGGATTACAAGGATGCCACTGACTTAGTTGCTTCCCCTATTGTCATTGATCGTGCTGCCTTTAACCAAGGCGAGAACGCTCAGTACAAACCGCACATTGAGCAATGCGAAACAATGGATCCTCTGGTAGCCCGAGGACCCCACGCCGTTGCTATCCCTATCCACGACCAAGCCACCAGAAATGCTGGCAAGCGTGGTGACAAGCAAGACGGCAAGGGTAACGGGCTAGGTATCGGTAAGCCGGGTGACCCCTGCCCCACCCTGACCAAAGGCGACAAACACGCAGTCCTGTATGAGAATCACCCCAATGACTCTCGAGTTACTGGACCCCTCGAAGTTGCACCAAGCTGTGTGTCGAGATACGGAACGGGTGGTGGGAATGTCCCACTTGTGCAAGAGGGTGTTGACCTATACAACCAAGCCATAACAGGTGATGTCCATTGCCCACTAAGAACCGCTGGAGGACATGGAGCCCCAGCAGTTTTGGTTAAGGATGCGATTGCCTTTGAACCAGGTATTGCGTCCAGAGAGGGCAACGAAAGTAGATTCGTGAAGGAGATGTCCCCTACCTTACGGAAGGATATGGGGGATAACCAAGTGGCTGTTGCGGTCGATACCTACAACCACGCCTTACAAAAAGTAGCTATACCCATTCGGTCAACTGCTTCGGATGTTTGTCATACTGGAGGAGTCATTAACCCAGCAGACAGAATGGCAGTCCGTCGCCTCACTCCCAAAGAGTGCGAGCGTTTGCAAGGATTTCCAGATGAGCATACACTAATTCCTTGGAGGGGTAAGCCAGCCGATCAATGCCCCGATGGTCCACGCTACAAAGCGTTAGGGAATTCGATGGCAGTTCCCTGCATGGAATGGATCGGCAACAAAATTAAGGAGGCATCAATATGTGGATAGCCACAACATTAGGATTCTATTCGGTAGTACATAAGCAACATCACGAAGCACCCAACGGCAAAAAGTTCTTTGTCATTCGGGCAAGAACACGAGGAGATATTGAGAGACTTGCTAAGGAGATTAAGTCAGTAACGGGTAAGGATAAGATGATCCATGAATACGAAAAGTCGGATTACCAATTCCGTATCTACTTGGAAAACGAACAAGAACTATCAGCAACCCTCGGCGCCTTGGCATCCAAGGTTACCTACTCAAACTTCAAGGAAGAGATTGCCGAGATACCTCACCAGCAAGATAAAGTCCCAGCCTATTCAAACCTTTGGCTTAAGCTTTTCTTGCTAACCCATAAAGGAATATTCAATGAACAACCCTCAGAAGCCTGACCTATCCAACAAGCTATTGCGGTACGGGTATTGGAGCTGGGCAGCGGACGAGCCCGCCACCCACCAATGCGACCAGAACCACAAGGAATGTGCTGTTGAATCAAATGGAGTTTGTATGCAACAGTTAAGTCAACAGGTTGATATCGACTATCCAGTACAGGAGAGTTACCCACCCTTGACCATAGAAGATCTGGAGGATCTGTAAGATGAAACTATTTGTAATATTATACTTTGTAGTGTCTTCAGTTATTGCACAGCAGATCCTCATATCCGCTAACCCAGACTTGCTTTACTCCACCTCAAATGATTACGGACCTTGGGGTGCTCCAGAGTTCCTCAACTCACCTAACAATGATTACGGTCCAGTTGGTAGCCCAGAATGGCTAGGCAGTGTGTCGAATAATTACGGCGTTGGTTTGAGGCCAGAAGAACTACTCATCCTTAGACCAAACATAATTACCTTAGAGGAGTTGACCGCTCCGTTCGAAAGAGACTTTTACGTAGAACCTATTGAGTAGAGTTAAGTCTAGCCCGTCTCTGGGCACAAGCCCCACAGCCCTGCACATTTGTACCAGCGACGCTGTCGATTGCCTTGGCAATTGGTTTGGCAAGCGTGTGAACCACGTCCCCTAACCCGTAACCTTCACAGTACTCAGATCCAAGTTTATCACACAACTGATCGTGTATCATTTGTTCTTGGTTCCCGTGGATAGTTAAGCCGTTTAAATGCCTATGCTGGATTACCCTTTTCAATAACTCTGAAAAGCTACTAGCGGTTATGACTGCTTTGGTTTGATAGTCTTGATAAACAAAACCAGTAGGCAAAGGATTTAAAGTACTCTTAAGTTTCATGCACCTATCTTGACACGTTCTTCTATAGACTCAAGCTGGTTAGATGGAAGAGTTTGATGATATAGATGAAACAAGTTCTGATGAAATGCAGGAAGCACTTCTGATCAATGGAGATAGCCAATCTGGCACAAGCTTACTTAAGATATTTATTGCCGCCGCGGTCATAGATAATAACGGCAAGCTAGAGATAAGCCGTAAGGCTATGAAAGAGTTTACCGATTTATGCAAACAAGCTGGTAACTTTGAACTTTGGGCAGAGCCTAGCGAGAACCACGAATCTTTAGACCTGACAATCGAATGGCACGAGTAGTAGCCCTACTGCTACTCATTGCCCCCTTGTTTATCTTACGGTTACTGCTTGTCCTTGGAGCTTATCTTCTTCTTCGGGCTTGGCCGCGGGGTTTGGTTTGGTTGCAAGCTCGCTGTAGAATCTGTTAACCCCAGTTAGCCAATTGCTGTTTAAGCCTGAGGGGTCATTCTCTGCACCCTTCGGGGCGTAGACATCCGCAAGCTTTTCCACGCTACCACCAACTTGGTCTAAACGACGCTTTAGGTTTTGTGCGGAATAGAGTAACCCAGCATCTAGTGATTCAAACTTCTTGAGCTTAGTCCATTTTGATTTGGGATCCATTATACCAGCCGGGTTATTATAGTTTTGAATAGCATTACTTGTACCCCTACCAGTTTCGTGGGCAATGACCGCAGCAAACAGATCAGGGCTTATCCCCGCAGCAGAGGCTGCTTGTACAATCATACCAGTCTTCCCAGCTAACGCCCCCTTGGTAAAAACCTTTTCTAGTTTTTGCGTCCCCCTTGAATCTGTTCCTAGTCCCATATTTGTATTGTTTAAAGGTTAAGTTTTTAGTTTAGTGTATGACTACTTTTGGTCAAGACGCTACCTTTATGATAGCGTTGATGATCAATAATAATTGAAGGAGATAATATGAAGCAGAAAAAGAAGATAGAGAATCCGAACATGAAACCGATACCCCGCATCTGGAATGACCACCCGTTTGTTATGCTTGTGTGTTGGCCTCTGACTATGAGTGTTGTAATAATTCCGACAATGTTTGTTGTCGGTTATTTTGCCCTAGGGGTTTGTTACCTACTTGAGTTTATTCGCTTTCTCAGTTCTAGCTTGATCCAGAATATCTGGGCTGTTTTTAATTAGCTTACCTTTGGCTATTGCATTGGCTCTTTGAGTCACAGCACTCATGTAGAGTTGTGCCTCGCCACTGGTCATGTTTTGCAAACGCTCAATGGTTTCATTGTTGTTGAGCATCTTCCCAAGCTCTTCAGCCCGAGTGATTCTGAAATCCGCATATTGTTCGTCAGTCATTTTGACCACCCCGAAGAGTTTGTCTTTCTTGGGGGCAGAGGGTAGTGCGTTTTTCTCTATAAGTGTTTCAACGAGAGAGGAACGCTTTGCAAAGCTCATCGGCCTAAACTGCATCGATACTGGGTTGCCCAGCATATCTAGCTCGGTTTTACCATAGAACTGACGAACAATCGGGGTGTTGGCCACAAAAGCACCCTGCAATATCCCCTCTCGAGCCGTCCGCTGTGTTGAGCCGAAGACCCCCAGAAGTTGATCCATATCTCGAAGGAAGTTTGGTATGACGATTGCAGAGCCAATTCTCGAACCGAAGGACTTGAGTTTAGCCAACGCCCTTTCTGGCTCGCTGGGGTTGAGCATTTCAAAGATGTCGCTCAGAGAAGACAAGAAGTTCATATCAAACATAATTGTGGCCATACGATGACCCATCGCCAATGCCACGTCGGTAGGGGCTTTTTCGTTGAAATAGTCGTAGGTTTCGTTGTCCTTGAATAACCCTACTGCGGACAAGCCTATCGCGGCTGGTGAAAAGGTATAACTAAGGTATGTCCCACGCTCTGTGTTGGGTAGCCGCACAAAGATTGAGTTTGGCTTCCAACCCAATCTGTTCTTCAGCAACTCCTTCTGAGCAGATTCTTTTGGACCCTGCCCATTGATACAGAACTCAAACCCGAATTGCTCGTAATTCCCACAGAATATTTCGTCCAACAACATTGAGAAGAAAACCGAAGATAATCCCAATACCCCACGGGCGAAGGTTAAGTCTTGTTGCACTTTCCTCTCATCGGCTGTGCCTTCAAATTGGGAAGCGAATTTACCAGCCAGATGTTTCCCAAAGATTTTAGGAAGACCCTTCGCTCTTACGAGTCCCCATCCCGTCATATCAATACCCTGGTTCCAGACATTGGCCACGATTCTGGTGAACGGCACAATAACGGCAGACTTAAGCGGGTGTTCCTTGGAGAAACCAGCAATCATTCGGTGCATTGTGCCTAGGAGACCCGTTGGCTCCTCATTGAAGGTCATCTGTGTCCCAGAGATCTGACCCGCGGCCGATATGGCGGGATTATCCTTTTCGGTGTTGTCGTCAACGATCTCTTGAATCCTTATATTCTGCTCAATTCTTTCCATCGCCCCCTTCTTAGTAGTTAAGGGAGCTTCAACCGTGTATCCTTCTTGCTCAGCTTGAGATCTTGCCGCTGAAAGTTTTTGTGAGTTTCGGAAGGTATACTCAAGGGCTGCGGCCGTCGCCTTCTCCCCCTTCAACCCCGCTTCGTATGCTTGCGTTAACCCTGCCTCAAACAAGAAAAGCTCTTTATTGAAGTTGTAGAAGGCCATATCGACAGCCGTCATAGCTCTTCGGATTGAGCTGGCGACAGTCGAACCTATCTTTATTGCTTTCTGTTCAACTGTATCCCCAGTTGCGTTCCTTGCCGCCACCTCAAAGAAGTCTGTCCCAGCCTTACCAAAGAATTTCGGATCAGACTTTCTCGTCCCACTTCTCCCAGTTGCAAGAATGTTCCCAGCATCCATAAACGACAACTGCAATGCTCTAAACATTATGCCAAGCTCGGCCTTATTCGCTGACCGATTGGTTCCCGTTCTGTAGAGAGCTTTCAGTAGCAAGGGGAGCGACATGATCATTGTGTTGGAAGCATTACCCAAGATGTTCGCGGCTTGAGTCCCGAACCCCGATAGAATAGAAACATACCACCAGGCTTTAGTAAAATTATAGGCATTAAGTTGTGTTTCATTTGCGATAAGGGATAGGGCGTCGCTAATCTTTTCGTCCTTGCGGTAACCTACAAGCTTGTTCGCCTCCAACATTATCTTCATCAACTTTTCGTTAACTTCTGGCTTAAGCTTGTTTAGACCTTCTTGCCTCTGGAATTCGTTCCAGGCTCCACTATTACTGAAGAGACCAAGTGCTTGGTACTCAACAAGGCGGTTTATAAATCTTAAAAGAGAAGGCTCTAATGTTTTATCTGCATACCGCTTTAGGAGTTTCTCAAGTTTTGCGGAAGACTCTTTCTCTACGATCTCTCTAATCTGTAAAGCAATTGCCTGGGTAAGGCGTTCGGATAGGGGCACAACTGGTACACGCTTTGAGGGCTCTTCCTTACGCATATCCTCATCGCGTTTTTCAAACTCTACACCCCCAACCTCCTCTTCGTCCGCCCCCAGTCCGGCCTCTTGCACAAGCTCCCTAGCCAAGGAGTAAGCATGGTTGGCAAGCTTACCCTCTTCGTAATGGGATCGGATGAGGTCTTCAATCTTTACGCCCCTCAAACTAATATATTTCTTAAGCTGGGGCATTGTGAATGGCGAGTTCAGCACTAAGCCCAAGTAGCTGTTGAATAGCTCGGCTAGCTCTGGGTTGTTGGCCGTCTTGGCCCGGATCGCATCACTCATCGTCTCCCAGCTCCGAAGAGCTCGTGGCCACCGGGTTAACATCGCCTTAAAGTCTTGCTTCTGCTTGTTCTCTCGCTCCTCTTGATGGATCTTCTCTTGTTCCTGAATGGTCTTTGAGGCAAAGACTTCGTCGGTGACAATTCGAGGGTCTCTTATGTTCCGACCCTGCTCTTTCGCAAGAGACATAAAGGTACGCTTGATTTCGCGACTCATCTCTTGGGCGGCTTGATTGATTGTTTTTGCGTTCTCAAGCCGTTTTACACCACGCTTTTGCCCGTCGGTCATTTGTTCGAATGGGATTCCAGCGTCTTGTGCGGCAACAGCCTCTGCCTCCTCGAGCTGTTTTTCGGAGTTACTTACTAATGCTTGACCCAACTGGTTCGCAAACTCTTCCCAGAATGTCATAGTGTTCTTTTCAGACACTCTTTTCTTAGATTCATCCGCCGCATTTTGAGCCTTACCCAGCAACCCGCTCATTCGGTTTAAGACCTCATCGATTGTCCCAGCGGGTAGGGAGGATAGCTCTGCCTTCACCCTATCGAAAAACACATTGAACCTGTCTCGGATCTCTCGATTGGTTTCGTCGCTCTTCTTTTTGTACAGCATCAACATGCCCTCGGGGGTCAAGTTGCTCCAAAATGAAAGGGCTCGTAAGGCTCGGCCAATGCCGGAGCTTTGTTCCAAGAACTTGTCTGTGAAAGCCAAGAGATCTTCGAGGATTCTGGGGTCTTTGTCTTTTGCGTAGGCTTGATTAAGAGCGACAATAATCTTCTGAGCCAACAGCTCCCTTGACCCATGTTGCAAGGGACTACCATCCGATAGTGCTGCGTCCATCGATCCCCGTATTCCGTTTTTCTCCAAGTAGCTTTGTGCCTCGGCCTCGGTCATGGCGTCTGGGATCGGTTCGTAGTCAAGACGCTTGAGTTTGTCGTAAACCTCTGTAACCAATTTACTCTTAATCCGTACCCCAAATCTCCGTGGAAGGCTGGCACCCAGCATATCTGTATCTTCCCGCCCTCGTGTGCTCTTGGCTCCAGGCGCCAACCTTTGACCGACATAATAGAGATTTTCGCTAATATATTCTTTGCCAATGTTCTTTGTCCGCAATTGGTTTGCGGTCATGTAGGAGTAAGTCACTAGATTTTCTGGCGACTCGTAACTCGCAAAGGTAATCCCCTCCCTTTCAAATTCGTTCCAAAGAGTTTGACCATTCTTTTTTACTAGGCTCGCTTTGGCCATTGCCATTTGTGTCGGCTTTAAGTCGTTCTTCTGCTCAACGCTTTGAAACTTACCAGAATTCATTACGGACTTAATTGCATCAGGACGCCACGACAACACATTGACCACCGCCTTATTTCGATATTCAACTAGAGCTTTCTCTAATTCTTCTCTGATTTTTGCCTCTCTTACTGCGTCTTTCGCATTCATCGCTTCGTTTAACGCCTCAAGATGCACAGTAACCGAACGAACATCACTTGTAGTTGCTCCTTCGATCTCAGTTGTAATCAGCCCATCAAACCCAAGGTTTACTATCGCTTCTAAGGTTGAGTATTGGGGAGACCCAAAATACATCGCCTTCTTTTGGCTCTCTGAGATATTCTCTTCACTGCTAACAGGCTCTGGGTATTCAAAGTCTTTATCCACTTTTTCGAAGAGAGACCAGTCCGTGAATCCGTTTTCTAAAGCCATTACCGCAGCCGGGTTTAAGGAAAAGCCTTGGCCTACTGCCCCAGCATAGCCTTTTAACTTCTGAATGTGGTCGGGGTTTTTTGCATCAAAAGGATTTGTGCTTTTAACGTATACTGGAATTACAATCTGCTCATCATACTCCACTCTTGAATTAGCTTGAGCCCAGTTCTCGGCAAACTGGCGACTGGTCGAAGTCCATTGACCCCTAAAAGTGTTACTGGTTGTTTGTGCTCGCATTGGCCAGAAAGGATTTTGATAGTCTCTAGCGCCCTTGTTGTTTTTATAAGTATTGCTAAGAAGCCTATTTGAGTAGTTTGTTCCGTGGTATTGCACTTCAGGTTCACCAGACTCATCGAGGATCTTGCTCGTGCCCAATCCCTCTGGGTATTTCTCCCAATCCCCGAACCACATTTTGAATTGTGGAGTTCTTTCTAGGCGATAGCGAAACTCCGACTTTGGTATCGAACGGATTACCCCACCCTTTGAATCCCGTACTTTAATTTCAGAGGGTAATCCCGTAGCTGCGTTGATCAACCTTCCACTCGCATCCCGAGTAATCTCAACCGCTTCCATCGCTTTTGCTAGACCGTCAAAGTATTCGGTAACCTCGGCATCCGTTTTTCCAGTATTTTTGGGCATAGTGTCCAAGGCACTAAATTGGTCAACCATCCATTGCAATCTCTGCGCCATAATCGGCTGGAGCCTTTTAGGAACTGAGTTAAGAATCTCGTCACTATTGAGAACTAAATCGGATATTTGAGCTACCATCTGCCCCATCGATAAGTTTAGACGAGGGTATTTAGTTTGGAGCTCGGCAAAGGTATCAAAGAAGAATGGGTTCTTGGGCAGTCCCCGCGCCCGGATGTCAAAGGTACCCCCGTTGTCTATGCGATAAACAGAGTGACTCTTAACTGCGGGTTCACCAGTTACGATGATGTCCTGGTCAAACACATCCTCGTGCCCAACAATTACGTTGTCTAGGTCTTGGCCAAGAACATCGTAGTTAAAGAGGTAAGCATCAATAATCAACCCATCACCGATCTGCTCGTAGACCTTCTCCACAATGCTGGAATCCACGGGCCCCATCATCTTCTCAAACTCCCCTAGAGTTGGCCCATAAACGAATTCCGCAATCTTGGCTGGTTCTCCATTCTCTAATGTAATTAGTTTAGATTCGGCAACTGGGTAGTTTAGGAGTTTGTAGATTCTCTCAGCAGCTATTTCGTTTTCAAATTGTTCAAGGCTCTGACCCCGTTTGACGATATACTTCACTCCATCCTCGTCGGCATAAACCCGAACATCGAATGTTCCAGCTCGAGTTTCTATTTCCTTTAAGCCATCAAGATTGTCGGGCAACTCTCTCCAATCGAAACTGAATTTGGGTTCAGATGTCGAGAAGCCCCTACGAGGCATAGCCACACCAAGTTCATCTTTTTCGGGTACCTCGTATATAACCCTTGATTTAGCTCTTCCCCCTAGTCCACTTAGGTCTTGGATAAGGTTGACCTCCTCGTTAATTGCCGTTTCAAAGAGCTGGGTCATTTGCTCTTGGCTTGGGTTACCCTCGATATAAAGATTGAAGGCATCGCCAACTACCCGCACCCATCCTTTCTTAAACATTTCTTGTAAGGGCAACTGCTGACGATCAATCCTCTCAAGTGGATCGAGCAAAGCCCAGGTAGTCAGAAACTCAGACTTGGGTTCGTTCTCCCGCATCCACTCTAGGGCGGCATCAGCGTGCCCGCCCACAGAGGTAAATTCCCGCACTGCGTCTTCATCAACTTCCTGAACACCCCCATCCGGCTTTAACCAGTATGGCCGATCCGTGGGCATTGAGGCTCCGAGCATTCTCGGTAATGCGGCACCGAGTGTGGGGGTATCGTCCTCTAATTTTGGTTTCTTACCCAGTTCAGAAAGCTTTTCTTTAATCGCTTTTACGTACTCAGCCTTTTTCCAGAAAGGTAACTTAAATATCTTTTCTTCGGTCTTTCGTGTTTTTTCGTTAAACACGGGAACCTTCCGCTTGGTCAAAGGAACTTTGATACCTAGTTCTTTGGCGTATTGTTTGAGGAAAGGAAGGCTTGCTGATGATAAGCCAGTTCTCTCTTTTTCTGCTTCTTCCCGAGCACGTTTGGCTTCACCCTTAACTGGTTTCGTTTTCTCGAGTAATGTTTCTTTTTTGGGTGGGTTATAGTTTAAGGATACGGGTTTAGCTTCATTGGGTCTCAATATGCTCCGAGAAACCCTTTGAGACATTCTAGCGGTAGCGTCAGCCGTGGCTCTTAGAAACTGCTGTTCGGCTTGGGTCTTACCCGTAATCGTGTAAAGAAAGTCTCGGATCGCATCGAAGAATCTAAAGATAAACCGACGATCACCCATCTCCACTTCTCGTAAGATCGCCTCGACATCAACGCTGAGTGCTTCCGTTATTGTGCCAATCATTGCGTTTTGCGTGTTCATACGCATGAACTCGAAAACCAATCTGAAGTCGGCGTTTACACCAGTAAAGGGTTTGCCCTCATTGTAGAGTTTCTCGATTTTTCTTTTAAGGCCACGACGCCTTTTGATGATTTTAGCTATCCGCTTTGTTTCGTTCTTTCGATGCTGTTGGGCTGAGATGCCAAGACTCTTCGCCTCTTTGGCTAACAAGAGTAGGTAATTGTGGTGAGCCACCTCTTCGGTGATCGCCAAGAATGCGTAGGTTGCAAATTCTTTACCAACCCCAATCCTTCGGGCGGCTTCCGCAAGATACTTCGGGTTGACTCTTATTGTGGGTATTGTGGAATTCTCATCAACATCGTCGGGAACAACTCCTACTGGACGGCCGCTGGTCTCATCGAGAATATACTTTGCGGGATACCCAGACGAAGTAGCTGCCTTAACAAACGCTTGAACCGCCTTTGACGCATTTGCTGCGGTTAATCTTGGGTCGATGGAAACAGGGTTCGGAGTTTCTCGCTGCTTCTCGCCCACCCCTGGTCTACTTCCGCTAGGTCGTGTACCAGTTCCTTGATCTCCTGCATTGATAGGTTCGGCTCGTCCTCCAACATTTTCATTAGGGCTGGTGCCCCCGAGTTCGCTGTCATTGCTTTTTCTAGCTCGTCCGCGAACCTTACTTGTTTCAGTTTGTCCAGAGAGCTTGGATTTACTCCGGGGAATAGGTTGTCTAGTTCTGGGCTTTTCATTTTCGATTCCTTTCTGAATGTTGTTTAATCTCGTAGCAATTTGTCCGTCCTCAATTAGCCCCTCTTCTAAAGGGATAATGATTTCCGAAGTTATCCTTGCTCGGGTCGCTGTATCTGTATTTGGGAGTGCGTCGATAATTGCTTGCTTAACCGAGAAACTAGCATCGAGAGCTCGAACTCTGTCAGCTAGGTTGGCAATTACCTGGCGAAGTTCGCGTTCTTGTTTTTTATTCGCCTCTTCAGTAGCTTTTCGTTCCCGAGCCGCCTTGCCTTCTGGCGTCATAAGCATCTTCAGTTTTTCGGGGCTTACTCGAATATTCTCTTCGTTTAGGATTTCGGCAATTTGATCAATGGTCTTATCGACGAATTGCCCAACCCTCTTATCACTTACTGGTCTTTCAAGAACCTTGGAGAGATATTCCGCCAACTCCTTGTAGCTTTTGATCTTCCCCAGCTCGGTGTCTGCACCGATCATCGTGTCGATAATCCAATCGATAACTAGTTTTACCTCTGGTCCGCTTTGTTCCCGAATTACTGATGCCGCCGAACGCAATTCGGCAACGGCTCTGGAGTCTTCAGGAGCACTCTCTTTGGCTTGAGGCACCTGAATTCCGCTTGGCTTGGCCTCTTCTTTGGCGGCCTCGGGTTGGGTAACACTTCCCTCGGCTACTACGGGACCCGAGAAGTCGGTCGGGATCTCTTTCTTGGCCTCTTGAGCCCTCAGGGCATCTAGTGCGGCACGCCTTGCGGAGAAGTAAACATACTTGCCGATATTTTCCTCGTCCGCATCCATCTCTTCCCCCTTTTGGTTGAAGAGGAGTGGACGATTATTCTCTCTCGACGAGAAGATTCTCGCGGCAATTCTCTCGATCAATCTTCCGTAGATCTCGTCCGCCCCATCCACCAAGTTTGGGTACTCACTTGCGACCTGCTGAGAAATCTTTTTGGCCAACCTAAGGGCTTGATCCCTAAAAGAGATTTGATCCCCTGAAAGATCGGGTATCGAGAATATCTTCGCCAACCTCCGAACCTTGCCCTTTCTCTTGCTGGTTGCCTTGCTCTCTTCTGTGGGTAGGGGGTTTTCTGCGGTTGGAGCCTTTTGCTCGGGCTTGGGTAGTTCGAGTTTCTCGATCTTCCCGTAGAGATCTGTGAGTGCCCGGTAATAATCTAACGCTTTCCAACCAACTTTCGGTTGGATCTGATCTTCCGTAGGCACTTGGCTGTTGATTTCAGAAGTGATCTTCCTGAGATACTTAATTTGTTTCTGGTTTTTCTTAATGTCTTCAAACTTTGGGAGGGGCTTGGTTTCCGAAGTTACGGGCGCCATAACGGGGGTGGCAACTACTGGGGCAACTTTGGGTTGTTCAATCTTCGCTTCTAATGCAGGAGCGACAGCCTTTGCACCTTTTTTAGAAGGTTTGGGTTTAATGGTCTCGACAGGAGTGGCAACTTGCGTTTCGGGAGTTTGGGCTTCTGTTGTTGCGACTGGGGCGGCCTCTGTTTCTGGAGCTGGGGCGACCCCTGCTTGTGAGACTGGAGTTTTCTTAGTTTCTTTTGCTTCATAAACAGGTCCTTGGTATTCGAAATTGCCAGTCTCCTCGTTTAGCTTCCAATCGGAAGACAACGAAAACCCACCAACCTGATCGAGATCGGCTTTGGCAATCGGCTGGCGGGAACGAATCTTCGAGAAGATCTTTGCCCCAAGCTCGTCCCCAGGCAGACCCGCTGTCGTAGCTTTGGGTTCGGAGGCTTGAGATTCGGTTGCCTGGGGCTCGGTTGAAACGATCGGAATCCCAGCTTTTTCAAGATCCTCTTCAAGGCCCGGGATATTTTCTTCATCAATCTCTGGTGCGCCCGCCTCTACATTTGCGAGAGCAGCTGCGGTTAGGGGAGCTCCCGCTTGTGCGATTTCTTGTCTTTTCTTGGTCAGCTCTCGCAATTCGCCCGTAGCAATGTTCTTTATCCCCCGGCCAGCTGCACCCACGCCCTTTGCCGTGCCCCCGAGAACCGCCATTGGTCCCAAGCTTTCACGGAAAGCGAGGAGTCCACGACCGAGAACTTCTTTTGCGGGCTCAGACTCCGATGTCAATTTCCCAAGAACATCGAGAGCTTCGGCACTTGCCCCCTCTCGAATTAAATCTGCTTCTGCCTTACCAATTTCGGTACCCGTAGCCGTGATTGCTTCTTGAATGCCCTCTTGAACAGATTGACCAACAACAAAAGCACCACCCCGAGCAACCGATGATGAGGCCGCCTTTACTGCTTTGGGCAGATATTTTGAAGCCACATTCATTGCACCCGTCAAAAGAGCTGACTTGATCTTTTTGCCACCGAGCACCTGCACAACGCTATTTGCTTGGGCGTATTCAACAGCGGCGTAAGCGGGACCAATAATTTCGGCTATCTGGGATGCGGCATAGGGCTCTACATCGTTTTCCAGAAGTTCCCTAAAGGAGGCTCCAGCACCTTGAGCCTTCCAATAATCGTAACCTCCCTTTGCGGCTCCAACCGCAAAACCCGCCTTGCCCCCTATGATAGCGCCTGGGACAGCTCCGACTCCACCCATCGTAGAACCTGCGGCCGCCCCAAAGGCCGCTCCCGCAAGACCCATTTCACCCCCCTCTTTTACTCCCTCGTATGCCCCAGTAATCATTGGAGGCAACATCTGCACAGTTTGATAAACAGTATTCGTGAGGAAGTTGTTCCCTTGGTTTTCGTATTGTCTTATTTGGAGTTGTCGGCTTGCTTCCTTTAATTGAGCCAGCTTTTCTGGATCTGGTTTGCTCCCAGAATAAAGTTGTTTGAGCTGAAGATCTCGATAAGCAAAGTCTAAGCCAGTCTGTTCTTGGCCGATGGAGTATGCTTCTTGTGCAGTCTGTAGCGGGTTTTTAGGATTAGCCTTTGGCAACTTACTAAAGGGATTGGGCAAACCCTTTTCTGAGTCGGTTAATTCAAGATCGTCGGAAACCGGGCTCTTTGTAGAAGGGGAATTGAGGTTTGCAAACGGGTTAGGTTGACTCTTTTCCTCGTCAGTAAGCTCCAGACTGTCAAATAGCGGATCTTCCGCAACTGGCTTGAAATTGAGATTTTCATCAGCCCCAGTTAGGATATCAATCTGAGCCATAATTACTTTACGGCGCGACTATTCTTCGCTGGGGGTTAAATCTTCGTCCGATAATATGTTTTGTGGGGAATAGAAGTCTGGCACTCCGAGCCCAGCACCTTGGAATTGAATCTGAACCCTAAGTTTAAATTTACTGATTTCACCAGGTGAGTTCTTAATCTGGCCTTTTTGAATAGCCATCTTAGTGAGCTCATCTATTACATCTTTGGCGTTTGCCCCGTCCCTAATGCTTTGAGCTGCTTGTTTAATTCTTATTTTGAAGTCCGCATCGTTTTTGGGACTAGACTCTTGACTACTGCCCGCACCAGCATTCTTCCCACCAAGAACAGATATAAAGCCGGGCTCGTTTGCTTCCTTAACGTCGTCTGAAGTCATAAGACCATCTGCAATCTTGCCCCTAGCTCCCATTTCTTTGATATCCAGTTCCCTATCTTTTCGAACGCTTGCTTCCCTGTCTCTAACATTTTTCTGGTAAGCCGAACTGCGCATGACGCCGTATCGATCGAGAAGAGGTAAAAGTTTTTGTGTTTGGAATTCGTTCAAACCACGAAACCCACTTTGTCGCAATGCTGGGATCATCTCCCTTACGCCAGCCTTAAGTGGGCTGGGTTCAGTCGGGTCTCTTGAGTATGCTCTGGCGATATCAACAATTTGTTCCACTTCTTGATATTCGTCGTCCTGATCAAGCAGGCTTTGCTTTAATACTTCTAGTTCTTTTCGAGCCGCCGCTTTTGAATAAACCGCCATCTTCTCGTCTTGATTTTCAAAGGTGAGGTCTGGGATCTGATAGTTTCTTAGTTTGTCAGAATCGACTCTCGCCAAAAAAGACATCTCAGTAGCGATCGGGCTGATCGCAGATTGAACCTCAATAAGAGAGTTCTGAAGTTGCATTTTCCTTTGCATGTCTTCTGCCCGAGCCTTGTTGAATAGATTATTGCTTTCGATCTCGGCAAGTTTTAGGGGGAAGAGTTTTTCGGCTTGCTCTTGTTCAGCTTGGAATCGTCGTTCTCTAAGGCTCAAATCTCGTTCTGCTTGCTGGCTGCGTTGAGCCATAAAGATATTGCTCGCTACGCTTTGAGCGAGACCCGAGGTAATGGCAATCTGTTCGCGAGGCGTCATTTATGGGGTGTCCCAAATAAACGGACCCCTGTAATTGCTAAACATTTGATTTCTTCCTTGGTTATAGGCAGAGACCCCAGCGATACCCATATTGCCTACCGACATGCCAGTCGCTCCAGCTTGCATTCCTCTAGCACCACCAAATTGACCACCAATTGCCCCGCCCATACTCATGCCTAGCGGGATGGACATTCCGGCAGTTGCGGGTGCGGCAAGAATACCAAGACCACCTCCGATAACACTTCCCGCGATACCCGCCCAAGGAGAACCGCTATTCTCGGATTCGTAAGCGTAATTTGCGTCTTGTTGACGATTGTATACGTTCGCGTTCAGTTCTGCCTGCCGATTGGCAATATTGTTATTGTATTGCGCTAGAGATACGTCCTCTTGTCGAATGTTTTGCGGGGTGAAAGCAAGGTTCATGCTTTGAAGCGGCATAAGACCTCTTGTTTCCTGGCGTAAGCCCTGTTGCATTGTTATACCTTGACCCATTAAATCAAAACTTGTTCTAGCCATGTCTCTGGCTTCGACTTGAGATCTTTGACTTGCCCCCAGACCAGCCGTTAGCCCCTTAAAGGCGGCGGATTGAGAGACTTTTGCGGCGACATCAGCGGGCGGCAGTCCTTGGATCAATGAGTTTGCAGTTTGTTGGGTTTTTTGAAGACCCGCCTTGTACCCAGGATTTAGGCGATCAAGGCTATCCATGTAACCAGAAGCTGAAGACTCTAGGGTACCTTGGATTCCAGAAAACTTATCTTTCTGTGCTATGAAATCATCAAGAGCCTTAAGGCGATCTGGTAAAGATAGCTTTTCAAGTTGCGCCGCCACGTACTGTGGCTTTTGTGGGTCATCTCCCCCGAGGCATCCCATATTAAATAATCTCCTTTTGAAACATAATTGTTTTTCCTAATTTCGAATAACCAAGCCGATTCATATGCTTGAAGTAGGGTGAATCTTCAGAACAAATTGTTACATACCTCTTTACTTGTTTTTCCTTCGCTATGTTTTCAATTTCTTTAAGCATTTCTAGGGTGTCCCGTGCATTGCCTTTTTTTGTATCTAACCACCACATAAGAATTGGCGTGGAAAAGATTCCCGCATAGCCAATGAGTTCCCCGTTCTTTCTGACGATATGGGAAGGGAACACGACATCGTGATGGTCTTCTTTTGCGGCCGCGACAAGTTCTTGTAGTTCACTTAGAGATTGGAGTTCTTCTATTTTTGATGCGGCCATAGCGGTTACTTAAGTTTAAGTCAGACACTGATTTGTCAAGAATGTCGCTCACAACTCGAGGGTTTCGTTTGCCGCAGTAAAAACGTGGTATGTAAAGCCACCGAAGCTTGATACTGTCCCGCTTGGGCTGGCTTGGGTTCCGGCATAGCTGACTACCACAACGCCCTGCATACCAGACCCACCTCCACCACCCCCACCGCAACCGTACCAACTTGCACTTGTTGGGTTAGTTACGCAAAAACGACCAGTCCCAGCTCCGGGTTGTGTTCCGCCGGACCTAATTTGACGCCCGAACCACGTGCACCAGTTTTGAAAGGCTCCCCCAACGTAATTTCCACCCCCACCGCCAGAGGCCAGCACATACATACCCCCTAAGGCGTTACTAACCCCCGTAGAAACAGTATATCCATAAGCACCAACGCCATGGTAATAGTCGTTGCCTATTTGTTGCCAATTGCTTCCTGGGCCCGAATAAGCTCCACCTCCCCCACTCATGCCTAGTCGTACCTGCCCATTGTTCCCACTTGCTGTGGCTCCAGAGCCACCCCCAAAAGTCGAACCGTTACTAGCTGGAGCTCCGCTTGCCCCGCCAGTTATATCGTTCGGTGGAACTGAGTTTAAGCCACCAGTTGCTTGGTAAGATGAGTTTATAAAAGAACTAGTTCCACCCGCACGACCAACGACAATTGGGTAGCTAGCATTTCCCCCAGGAAGAAGCCCGGTTGAAAAACTAAAATCTCTTACCCCTCCACCTCCGCCCCCTCCAGAAGAATTACTTTGGCCACTACCCCCACCGCCAACAACCAAAACTTGAATAGTCTCTGGAGGCCAACGCTGATAGATCGGGAAAAACCTCCCACTAACCCCACCAAGTTGGGAAAATGGGATTACCGGCCAAGGCATGACTTTATACCGTGTAACCTAAAGAAGATGTCCCGTACATTTTCCCGTTCAGCGACACAAACGTAAGTATATCCATTCGATTAGGTGTCGTGGTTAAAACTGGACGAAGTCCGTATCCCCAACTGTAATTGTTTCCGTATTCAAGTGTTCTTGACCCCACGTTGTCTTGCACCACGAAAAGGACATACACGCCACCATCCTTCGCATAGAAAGGGTTAGCAAGGGTTCTGTTACCGCCCAAGGTGACTTTTGCTACTTGGTTAGAGGATAAGTCCCAGGCAATCGTTGCTCCGTCTGTTAGCGTGGTCGCCTTGAAGTTATGAGAGGCTGTGTATTCCTGTTGCCAGCTTAGGACAGCAACCCCACTAGGTAGATCAGATAACCCGCTCATCGGCGGATACCTAAGTTAAACCGCAAACAATGCGTCTTTAGCCGCGTTGTGCTCAGCAATAACCTGCTCAACAAACGCTTTGTATTCTGCGTCGTTAGATCGGATAGCACCTAACTCGTCTTCTAAGGAATATTTGGCTCGGATCGTTGCTTGCGTAGCTCGGTTTAGTTCAACTGCGGTGAACAAAACCTTGCGAAGAGTCGATAGGTTTTCAGATGGGACTTCCGCAATCTCGGCTTCTGGGTTCGCCGCTTGAACTCCAGCAAGGCTTTCGGTCTTATAGACGTAACCCTCGGAGTACTGGCCAAGGTTTGTTAACGAAGCAGATTCTGGTTTTGACAGTACGGATCTGGATTGAATGATCATTAGTATACAACTCCTCCAATATGGGCGCGTACAGGCACAAATGAGCTGGATCCCAAGAATGCACTACCAGAGCTATTAAAGCCCCAGGCGTAGACATCGCCGTTGCTGTAAAGAATTCGAAGTGTCGGGTTTCCAGTAGTCAGGGAAGCGACGTCACCACGGACAGCTCGTGCGTCGATAATCGTACCCTCGTTAGCAATTGGCTCGTCGATACGAACCCGACGGAAGAACCCTGTCGAAGTAAAGGTATCGCCCGATCCACTCTGTCCGTTAGCGTTGAACCCGACCACGTAAACCCGACCGTTTGACATTACCGCAATCGTAGCGGTGCGGATAAAGTTCGTGGCTGGAGAGCTATTCCACATACCACCAACATGGCGGATCATAGAGACTGTAAAGCCAAGAGCACCGCCTGTAATCAATTGGCTAGAGCCAAATTCGTCGGTGGCTGTACGGTAGGTTGCGTTCTCTTCGTGCTGACTGTCCCTAAACATTAACTGTGTTGGGGTATACTGGGCGGCGGTAATGTTCCCGACACCAGCAAAGCCTCCCCTATTATTGGCGCCCGTCGCGTCTTGCGTGCCCCAGAAAGACCAATAATTGTTAGCGGTTTTGGCATAGCGGAATGTTCCAGAGAAAGCCCATGTTTCATCAAGAGTGTTGAATTGAGTCTCGAAGGTGCTGCCAGCCCACTGGGTGTTAAAGTCTGCGTTAGTCATCCCCGCAGGTGTAACCCAAGTTGTTGGAGTCGCCCATGCCCCTCCACCGATTGTACTCGTTGAGATTTCGGCAAGGTTACCAAAGTTGTTGGTGGTTGAACCAATCCCAAGAACCCCATAGGTGTTTGTCCCGCAAGAGAGCATCCTTCCAGTATTGGTAAGGATGGTAAATGTTCCCGAGCCTGTCGCATCAATTCGTGTTGAATTGGCGAAAATGTCCACCACCCACTCGCCAGTATTTAGATTTAAAGCTGCCCGAGAGAACTGTGTTGGCGACGAAATAGTGGCCGCAGTGTTGTTGCCGACCGCAGTGCAACCTGAGTTTTGGCCCCAGTAAAACACGCCCGATTCTGTGGCAAGGGTGGTATCGGCTACTTCGACCAAAGCGAAGGTTTCAGCAGAAACTGAAATTGCCGTGACTTTCTTTACACGTTTACGAGTTCCAGAAGCGGCTGGCTGGTTAATGGCTGAATTGACGTTAACCGTTCCAGAGGCCAAGAATGCTGGGACTCGAACTGGGGATGCAATAGTTGCACCCAAACCAGTTCCAATACCCATAAAGCTTGAGGTATTGTCTCCCCAAGTCCAAAGAAAACCGTGTGTGTCGATCGCATAAACCCGAGTCGAATCAGAATGGTTTTCTTGGTTGCTCGAGAAAACATGAACAATCTTTGGAGTTTCAGTCGAACCAGACTGCGGATAATTGTGGTTGGGGAAAACAACTTGGGTGAAGCGGGCGCGAGCGGTCGTGTCTGCGCTTGTCGTTCCAGCGGGTCCGCTACTAATCAAGCCAAGACCAAGTTGACCGTTGGTGTTTACCCCAGCAGAGTACAAATTCCCTGCGGCGTCGGTCACATAACAGTTATCGCGGAAATTAAATACTTTATGAGCTTTTGCGCCACGCGGGAGAACCGCGTGTCTTGCCTGACTGCTGGTTAAGCCAGAAGCGGTAGTTGGGCTAGCGGCATCCGAAGCTGAGGAAACGCCGCTTGCAACTAACGAGGCTCCACCAAAATAAACTCTTCCGTCTTTTGAGAGCATATGACTTCCAGCGTCGGCGGCGAGAGTGTAACCATTCTTGGGGTAATGAAAACGCTCAATCTTCGTTGCTGGGTCTAGCGAAGATTCTAGAGAATCCCACGAGGGATTTTGACCAGCGCCGTTAGTCCTAAGAACAAAACCAGAAGTAGAAGGCGCAAGAGCTACAACTCCAGAGGCACCGCGGTAAGGAATCTGACCTTGAGCAGTTAGTGCGCTAAGATCGCTGCCTTGAGCGAGAAGATCCCAATGAGTCGTTACTGTCGGAAGATTGCCAGCGGCTGATGTTGCGTTTTTGTAAATGTAGGAGCTGCCCTGGTACGAAACAACATCATCAACTTCATAGGTTGTTCCAGCTGCGTAAGCACCTTTCCAAACAAATTTAATTTTTCCTAGATCTAGAGTTGCCATGTGTTATTCCTTTGAGGTTAGTGGTTGACGTTTTTTTGTCAATACTTTTTAGAAGGTTCCCACGAGCCTTCCGTTTGCGTTTAGTACTACCGAGGAGAAAGGGGCGAAGATTGTGTCTTCGTAATTGGATTTAACGAAGTTGTCGTTGTCGTAATCAACAAAGAGATGACTTCCAACAACCTTGAAACCAAAAAAGCCAGCAACATTCATTGCACTCGGTGCGTACTGAGATGTTGTTGAATTGTAGGCCAGTACTTGTCCTGTGGTTGTCGGTGCTGTGCTTGAAACAGTTACTCCCCGGATTTTGTCAGCGTTGTACTGAGCCGTAGAAGCTGCCGAGGTAATCGCAGTATCGACATAGGTTTTGTTTGCCGCGTCTGTTCCAGCCGATGGTGTGGCAACTTTACTTATCTGTGTTGTGCCCGATCCGTTTGGTTCGATGACAATATTCCCGCTTGAGGTAGATACAATTTTGTACCCCGCAACTCTTAGATCACCTCCGAGTGTTGGGTTGGAATCTGCGCTGACTGAAGCCAGTCCCCCTGCCCCCCCGCTCCCAGAGCCCGCGGCAGACCAAGAAAGAAATCCTCCACCATTAGTTGTTAAAACCTGTCCAGAGGTGCCATCGCTATCGGGAAAAGTATAGGTTCGGTTTATCCCTCGAACGCTCAAAGTCGAAAAAGAACCTGTCGCTCCAGTAATATTTCCAGTAGCGGAGATCGTGGAAGTTGTGGCGATTGAACCAGAAATATTAATAGCAGCACTGCCGCCAATAGTGCCTGAGTTGATTGCCGTTCCAGAAACCTTGCCAGCAGTTGTTATGTTAGCGAGTTTAGCCTCTGAAATTGGCCCAGTAATGTCGGCGTCAACTATCTGACCGCCGGGGATCGTGAGAGTTAGGGTCGCACTTCCGAGATTGGTTAAGGTAACAGACCCAGTGGCATCTCCTTGTACGGTAATAACGGGGCTTCGGGTGGCAAAAGAGGGCGTTCCGCTTGCCCCAACAACTAAGAGCTGGCCTTCTGTGCCAGCGGCCGTCGCTTGTAGGGCAGAGGTAGCATTGCCGAAAAGAATACCGTTTTGAGTAAAGGTTCCAGCTCCAGTACCGCCATCAACAACCGACAAATCCGAAGCCAAGCTAGAAATTGTGGTGTTGTGGAGGGTAACCTTGTTTAGAGTTCCTCCGGCGGGGTTTGAATTTGAGTTATTATTGGCTCCGTTGACAAATAGAGAAGACAAATGCCCAGCCGCAATAGGTGCTACAGTGCTCCCAAGCGAAGACAAAGTTAATGAGGCGAAAGAGGCTGAAGCAAAAGTAGCATTATCGGTAAATGCTACGGCTTTGGTAAAACTTGTTGGGGCGTCTACAGAAAAGCTAGTGGCGAGGTTGGATATCTTTACCTGAGTCTGAGAGAGGTTAAGGGGACTCTGTGCCCCAGCCCCATCCTCAACGGGTGCAAGGCTAATGCCCAAGCCACCAGGCTGAGAAATCTTTAGAAGTTCTTTGTACGATGTGGCGACTGTCCGCGAAGTTAAGCTAGCCATTTATTCAAGCTCCTCCCAAAAGAATTGAATGTAGTCCCAAGTTTCGGCAGGATCTAAGACAAGCGTATCCCACACCTCGCCTACGCATGTGCTTAGGATCTGCATATAGAATTATTTCTACACGGCTTTTCATTTTGTCTATACCAATGCGACAATTTCCCCAGCACCAAAAGCTTTTGCCTGAATTTGCAAGGTGTTTCTGGCTCCACCACGAGTTTCTTTTAACTCTTTTTGGAGATAAGAAATTGACTTATTTTCGTGAAATTGAGCCTGTTCCTCTTTGTCTTTCATCCTGAGAGAAACAACCATTTCTCGGAGTGCTGGGTAATTTCGGATGTCCATTTTGTCGTTGTTCTTGCGTTTGCGTAGCCAACGTTTTTTAGCCAACACTTCCACGCAAGACCCAATGTTGGCCCGAGAGCGCACAAAGTATCTCCTCATCCACTGCCCAGAAACTAGTTTTTCCCCGCGATCGACAAGAACTTCGTAACCCGGAGTTCCTTTTTGCTGAAACCCAAGACTATTTTCGTGAAACTCATACATACGATCTCGAACGGGAACATTTCGTCCGTCGATGCAAAGACCCAAGACGGCTCCAATTGAGTTTGGCAAGAAAATCTCACCAGCGTTGTCGATAGAAACCTTGTACTGCTCGATCGTTCCATTCCAAGAACCTAGGTGAAAAAGGGTTTCCTCAGCTTGGTTGAGCAGATCTGCAAGCTCTCCGTCAAACAAGCGAAGGCCATCCTCAAGATCGAGGGCAAGTCGGCTCAACATTTGGCCGAATGAGTTTTCTATTTCGGTGGATAGTCTAGTTTGAAAGTTTAATCTTCGAGCCGCTTCAACTGCCCTATCCGTTTTAATAGATAATCTTTCAATGGCCTTAGCCTCTAGAGCTTGGGCAGATTCGAGTTGATCGTTTTCCTCTCGGTAAATTGCCAGAAGCATAAGTTTCAAGGCTTCAAGATCGTTGATCAGCAAAAGATCTGTCTCCCCTGCTGCTTCGACGAAACTGAGTTTTCCAGTAATCTCAATCTTGCTGACTGGGTCTCCGAGGATTTTATAAGAGCGGGTGGTGCTATCTGTGCCTGTTGGGACAATGTCTAAAAGATCTCCATTAGGCTTAAGGAAGGCACGAACATCGTTGATAGGCTGCGACCCGCTAACGTCCGTGCTGTTAATCAATAGGGCGCTCTCAAGGCCGAAGCCACCGAAGTTTGAAATGTTTCCAGAATAGGCTGGGAGGGAGAAAGTATTGTCTACGGGGGTAACAAAGTATTTGGCCAAAACCCCAAGCCAAGCTCGATGAGCGTGCAAACGAGATTGTGCTTCGTTAATTTTGAAGATTACCCGTTCATCGGATGGGCAAACCCCGTTATCAATAAAGGTATTTAGCCTACTCTTGGCCTGAGAGAGGGTTAGGGACATCTTAGGTTAGACTAAATTTCATAACTTTTACGAAATAGTCCAAATTGGGGATTATGGTACTCCGAGAAACTAAGGACATAATTCTTATTGTTACTATATTTGCTCCAGATACGTAACCGTCTACAACGCATCTGTCGATTTTGGTGCTTGGGTTTACGGCGACCACGTCGTTCAAAGAAGCTCCAGCAACATCAACAGTAAAAGTTACCTCAGTTCCAGCGGCCATAGTTCCGCTAGTAAGAACATTCCCAGTAAGGGTTGGACTTGATTTTTTTGCTTCAAGAATAAGGTTTTGCCCTGGAAGAGAGAGATATTGGGCGAAGAGGTCGATAAGCTGTTGCGGGGTTCCGTAACAGGTATTAGGGGGTAGAGCTCCAGAGATTAATGCCATATCAATACTTTATGATATAATTTAAAAAGACAAGGGGTGGGAGGTTTGTATGTGGTAAGGCAGAAGGGTCAGAAGTTGCATTCGAGTTAAATTCGTAATCCCAAGTTAAATCTATGCCCCCAGAAAAAGTGCCAGGTTGCCCACCTTCACCGCCATTACATCGATTGCCGTTTTCAGCTCCGCCACCCCAGCTAACCGAAAGCGAATGGGTGTGGTTATGCCGCTTTAAGCCTGTCTCTTGATTTTGAAGGGTATGGGTATCAAAACCCCCAGAAGACCCAAGTATTGTTGCGTTAATGTTGCCTAACCTAGTATTTGTTAAACGGCCGGAAGGGTCGACATTCCCCATAGTTTCGTTCCCCACAACACAACGCCCCCTAAGATCGGGAAGATTGAAAGAAGTTCGATTATCGCCAGCTCCATACACAGTACCGATAGCTAAAAACAAGTTGTTGTAAGTTGCCCTAGATACCGCACCCCCATTGCAGTAAAGGTAGCCATCGGGTAGCGCCAAACCGGGGTAAGCAAAAATTGCTCCTGGGAGCGTAAAAGACGGAAACGATATTCCACTTTGCACATTTGTCGTAACAGCCATATCTGCGCCAGGGTTGATTTCTTTAACCGTTCCTGGTGATCGATAGGTTGATAGGTCGCTTAACTTAATTTTCTTGGTTACTCCACCTTCTGAGCAGGGAATAAAAGTAGTTTGAGCACGAAGATTGCCTCCCGCGTCATTTTGTAATTGCGCTGAATCAACTTCGGGTAGTTCGGTAATTCGGGTATTGGCCATATTAGTATTTTATAATCCAGTTAAGTAAGAGAAAGGGGGGCAAGTTCGGATGAGGCTGAGTGTCAAGGGTGTCGGCAGGAGTACTTGAATCTTCGATGGTTAACGAAAGAGTTCTTGAACAACCCCCTGAGCTAGTGTTGAAGTTTTTCCTCGGAGCACCAGTAACTAAGGACTCGTTATTCCCATACCTGTTGAACCCTGCCGAAATAGCAAAAGTACCGGTAGCAGAATGGGTGTGACTAACCAAGGGAGCTTGCGAATCTAAAAGGGTGTGTTGCGCAAATCCTGCCATTGCCCCAAGAGTTGTTGAACCCTCAACAGTTGTTCGGCCCGCTGCGGTTGAACCCATATCGTCTAAACCAAAGACAGTTCTACCAGAAAGGTTCGGGAGATTAAAGTTAGCGTCAGAACCCCCGTAGGTGTATTTGATTACAGAAAAAAGATCTGGGTGCCCAGCAACGGATAGGCTTCGACCATTGCAAATATACCAACCATTTGGTTCTGCCGAACCAGCGTATAGAGCTGTAAACCCTGGGGCGTTGAAAGAAATTGTTCCTGAAGTAGTAAAGTTTTCAGGTGTTACTTTTACAGAAACTCCGCTACGCATTTGCTTGTAAACACCGCTATCAAACCAAGTCCTAAGGTTTTGGATTGATAGTTTTCGGGTTACAGTTGTAGGCACAGACACGGCACTTCCATCGCTGTAAAACGTGGAGTTTTGCGTAATAGTTGCTGGCACAAACGAAGATCCGTCAAGAACTTCGCTTACCCTTAGCGTTGAAATTCGAAAGGAGGCCATAATTATAATTTGATTATGTAGTTTAGAACAAGCCCCGGAGGCATATTGTTGTGTGCCAAGGCTGCATCTACCTCGGTCAGCGGTGTTGTTGTGGTTGAAGACGAGGAAGACTGACGATTCCCAGGGGTTACTTCCCCGTGAACGTTATAGTCACTGTAACACTCTGGGGGGCCGCAATCGGAATCATCCCAACAATTAGTGTCGTTGCAGCTCCCGTAAACAATCATAGTGCCTGAAGCAGTATGCAAATGCGTTTTTAAAGGCGATTGGCCTGAAGTAAGCTGATGGTTTTCGCTGCCCCCAGTAGATCCAAGCGAATGATAATTCCCACTGGTGAAAGACAACACGGATAGAGGACTAGTAGCAGTAGCGTTTTCTGCTTTCCCAAAAGGCAATCTACCCCGAAGATCGGGGACAGAAAAAACATTGCCAGAGCCACCGTAAGTGTACGAAATTGCTTGGAATAGTTCCTCGTAAACCCCACCTATTGGGTAACTGGCTCCGTTACAAAACACCCAACCGAAGGGTGCGGAAGCCCCAGCGAAGGGCAAAACAAGACCAGGAAGATAAAACGAAATTGTTCCAGTCGAAGTAATCGGGTTCGGCTCAAGTCTGATGCCTGCCCCAGCACTCACGGAGGTAATGGTGCCGCCAGTAACAGCATTTAGAAAGGACGACAAATTAACAACTCGGGTGGCGCCCCCGATAACGACTGGTAGTTTTGCAGTAAGCGGAACAGGCGCAGCGACTGTTGACAGCTGGCTTATCTTAAGAGAATTGCTGGGTTCCGTGCCGGGCATATTAGTTGATCCTTAAAACTGCTCCAGCGGGAAAAACAAGTAACCTAGTTGAGGTGTTTGGGTCTCCGTCTTCATCAATTTCGTATGGCCCATCCACAGCGATTCCGTCGTCTGGAATTGCTCCAAGGGGCAAAGCTTCTAAAGCACTTAGGTCTTCTAAACCAAGGTAATCTATCGTCTCACTTGCTTCGTAGACGATGTTGTCGTACATCCCCTGCCCGCACTCGCAGGCTTCTGTTGTGCAAATAGTGTTTTCGCTCATGGACAACCCCCTCCAGTCTGTTCTACAAGCTTTTCCGCATGTACAAGCACCTTCGACAAAGCAAGTACTCCCTGCCACTCAATGCGAAATTGAAATGTTTGTGCTACTTTCGTGAGTTGCTTTGTGTTTTCTGAGCAAACATCTGGTGGTGACGGAAGTCGAATCTGCGAACGAAATTGTGTCTTATTGTCGGTTGGAGTGAAAGCTCCGCAAGAATCAGTTTCAGTCAAAGACGCGGGAACAATATCGGGCTTTTCTACGAGGAAAGTACCGAAATCAATATTGAATACACTTGCACTTTCCGAAGAGCGCGTGACAACAGCGTTTGTAAAACCCGCAACACGTAGCGCTGCTTGCATATTAGCTGGCAAGGAAGGAGTCTTGAACTGAAGAAGTGTAGTAGTTCTGTCTTTGAGCAAGAAGCTGGTAGTACCAGACACGCCAAAAGGAGGTTTGCCATCACCAATGGTGTCTGGGATTCGCATATAAAAATAGTCGGGCATCTCGGTATCAGTAAAGGTTAACTGCCACTTTTGTGCTCGAGTAACTGTTTTCCCTGAACTTTGGAGGAAGGAGACAAGAGGCTGTTTTACGATTTCGTAAGCGGCGGTAGTATCGGGGAGACAAGTAAGGTTATCTGCAAAACAACTTTGATTTTGTGCGCATACCTCTAGTGAGTGCCAGAGCGTCCAACATGATGAGCCATCTGGGCGATACCAAACATTCATTGTGGTATTCCCTTCAAAGTTACTAATCCACAAATCCATCCTAATTAACTTTTTTAGATTCCAGGGGGTTCCAAAGTCATAGCCCCTTGTTTCAACTGCGGATTGAATCCTTTCGCCTGAACTAGTTAACGTGAAATCATAAAGTGCCCACGGGTATAGCTCCCACAATTCGTTTTCAGAAGTCGTGGGGTTTACCGTAAACGCAAAACAACGGGGTGTTCGATTGATTTGCCCAGCGATAAGTTGTGTTGTGTTAAGACCTGTCCAGAGTCCGTCCCAAATTGGGCTGAACTCGGAATCGGGCTTTGCCATTGAATTAAAATCAAAGACCCCAAACCCTCGATGAGTAATTGGGACAACTGGAATAGGGTTTTCCCCAACATTCTTGTAATTTTGGGTCGGGCCCACAGTAAAGATAAGGCGGTTGTCGAAATAAACCGCTGACGTTGCCTCGTACATGTACTCGGTGTCAAAGTCTAAGATCACGTCAACTGGCGTAGAAAAGGAAGTTTCACCCGTTGACTCTTGGTCGGCTCTGGCATTTCGGTAACTCCTTACACCGTCAGCCGCTCTGAAATAGATATCGTTATTGATCGGGATAAGAAACTTCTCAGCTACGGAACCAATTTTTGAAAAGGTTATTCTTTGAAACCCAGGAGTGTTTTTCCAAGAATCCCTAGGAATCGAAACTGCAAACGAAACGACTCCAGTCTCTCCAAAAACAAGGAGATCACCTTGCCCAGTCGCTGTGTCGGATATCGGCATAAAAAGCATCCCGTTAATCCGACCCATTTCTGATGGAAATTGGAAACTGCCACCTTCACTCAAGTAAGTGGTTTCGGTAAAACGAAGCAAATCAGTATCAGCTCCAGCATTCGCTCGAATAACGAACCCACCAGATCCAGCTGTTGAGAGGCCACTAGGGATTGAAAAAGACGTGTCGGTTAGCCTTGTTAGTTTCCAAGTTCCATTTATGTCGGGTGTAGAGCTGTGACCAGAGATAGTCACAACATCGCCAGTAGAGAAATTATGGTTTGTAGCAGTCGTGAAGACGGCAGTCGCGCCAACTAAAGAAGAAGAAATGGCTACTTGATTCGTAGAGCCTCCAAAAACAATATCACCAGCAAAGAAAGTAGTTCTATCTGGCGTAGTAACAAATAGTCTTCCTTGGCCGTAAGCCATTAAAGTGCCTGTCGGCATAGTAGAAGCAATTTGCCCAATAGAGTCTACTGAACCTGTTCCAGCTTGATGCAAGAATTCTCCGTCAAATATTGCTGGTCGATCTAAACCGTTTTGGATGATGAGATATTTCTCGGCTTGGATAAAGTAACATTTTCGAACAGCGTCCATCCGAAAGTCTTTTAAGCCACTGCTTGTCGAGTACTTGAGTCTTTGGATATACCCAGAAATAGGATCAATCTTGAATACTCTTCCCGAACAGACCGCAATAATGTAATTCTTGTACGAATCTTTTTTGTTAATATATAGAATAGCGCCCTGGAACAGATTGCCGCTCTTGTCTCCTTTCCAGTCTAAACCACCTTGAAAAAGAGTCCGACTAGAGCTTGGCCTCCCATCATCTTGCGGTAGGGCTTCGGGGTCATCTAAGAGAAAGGCTTGCAGATATCCTGGCCTTGTTTTCGGACGCCCTCCTCTAAATGTGCAATTTATTGCGGCTAGAACTACGTCTTTACTTGCTAAATTAGGGACAATAGAGCCATCCATCCCCCCAGTCCAATCCTGCTGGCCGTCAGATATGCGTATTTCTTGCGTAGAAGCCATGTGAGAATTCTATCCTTTTTTCGGATTTCGCAAGACGTCCCAGTTGTCTCTCCACGAGGAGTTAGGGGAGAAATAAATAGATTTAGTTTTTGGAAGCTTGGGGCTAGGTACGGCAAAAACAGCATCTTGCGGGATATGGTAAAACACAAACGCATCACATACGTTTGGTTTGTACTTCATCTTCTCTTTATTAATCTTCAAATATGCCCCATACCCATAACCAGCTCCACGGACGGCTAAGAACTTCAGTTTGTTGCGAGCCTTTGAATCCGAGGCACCCATCGTGCTTTTAACCTGAACCCTGCACAACTTGCCTCTCCAATCAGTAATCAGATCGTACCCGTCATCAATTATAGGTGTGCTAACTAGAAAACCTTGTTCAAGAAGCTTTGCTGCTACCTTCTGAACGCCGATTGCCCCAATCCGAAGGCTCATAACCACCCCCTACCAAGAACATTTACTGCTAGTCGTCTTCGCCGATAAACACCGTCCCCGTCCCGGCTTCCACCACCGTTTGTATTCCCCTCAATAGTCACTAACCAATCCCCCTCGCTCTTTTCCACAAGGCCAACGTGCGCCACCCGACCCATCGAGTTGAACCAGATTCCAAAGACATCGGCGGCCTTAAGTGGGGTTCCCTTCCTTTGTCGATCCCAGGTTGGTTTCGTAAGAAATGTCGGGCTCCAAGCGGAGCGAGGGTAGGGATTGAATAGCGTTGACCCAAAGGCTTTGTCACCAACCCACACGATAAATGCCGCGCACCACGGCGCTTTGGTGCCTTCAAGGTTTACGGATGCAAGGATCTCGTCCACCACGGGCCCGTCGTTGCGTCCCGATTTCTCCCGAATGCCGATACTTTTGCGGGCTTGTTCAATGACGAGAACCCGCGACGCCTCAACTCCTGGGCTAGCCAAAGAGTCGGTAAGAAACGCAATAAAAAGCGCAACATATATTACTTGCATGAAATAATTGCTGCGATTAGGAGGATCCCAAAAACAAACGAGAAGATTGTCAGCCTTGTCTTTGGACAGGCTTCTTTCCAGTCGTCCTTGAGCACTCCTCTGTCGACGTAACGATCAAGGATTTTCCAATCCATCTGAAGCACCGACCAACTTAAGAACGTGCAGAAAAGGAATCGTACAGCTCCAAATGCGAGGACGTGGAGCGAACCCAAATCAACGACCCCAGCGGTTGTGTCGAAACCTTGAAGGATTGGGCCTAGAAAGAAAAATACGATGATAGCGACGCCGAGAGCCAATAGCCCTTGGAAGTTGCTACGAAGCCAATGGCTCACCAGGGTATCCCCACAAATTTGCGAGCAATTGCCATAGCCCCACTAAAAAGAAACCCACGGAAGATCCAAAGAACCAAGGCAATGATTGCCCCCCGGTAGATCCAAAGTTCCTTTAAAGCCTTCCTTTGTTTTTCCTTCCAAACAACTGCGTCCTTAACAGCTTCGTTCTTTTCCTTAATCGCCTGCTCCAAAGACTCGGTATTGGCATAGCAAGCCTCTTTAGCGGCTTTTAATTGCTCTCTAGCGGCCTCTATGTGCTTCTTGGCCTCGGGGTTGGCTACGGCTGAGGCGGCATCCAGCCTTGCCTCAGTAGTTGAAAAATTAGGTAATCCTTTACTAGAAACTGTGGTGCAACCAGAAAGAATGAGACAGGCTAGGATCGTTACGGCGCCCATAGCTGATTTTGACATACTTTTGTCTAGACGCAACCGATGTTATTTGACTCCAAGCTTTTCCCACAACCAAGTACCCACAACAGAAGCACAAAACCCAATCGCACCAGCCCACCCAAATGCAACGTTCATATTCTTCTCTACGTGACGAAGCCTAGCATCGTGACCAGAAAGATGGTCGTCATGCCTCTTGATGAGATCGGCAATACCGTCCAATTTTCCGTTAATGGCGGCTAGCTCTACTAGTATTTCGTTTATTTCCTTGCGAGGCATGTATTTTATCCAGTTTTATAAGTCTCTTGTTTAGCCGATCACGAACTGCTTCGGGGTTGAGCCGAAAGCCGCATACCCGAAACAAGTCTTCCGTCATCCCAAAGAACTCACGGAAGTGTTCTGGGGTGAACGCCCAATCTGGCTTTCGCTTTGCTTTGCAAGGTGATATTGCGAGATCGAGATCCGCAATAGCTTGCTCGGCAATAGCTGCCGTCAGATCAAGCCATCCCCGCACTTCCACCTGTCTCGGTTTCGTCTAGCCCCTCTTCAACTGCATTCTCGAAGGAAGAATCTTTTTGGATCTTTGATCGCTTGATGGTGGAAGCCATACGAACTTCGTTACCTTCAATCGCTTCGAGAATCATTTGGCCTTTGGTGTACTGAACCCGTGCAATAGCTTCAAAAGATTGCCCTGGTTGAACACCGTTGGGGGGAACAAAACCGTTGGGAACTGGAAAAACTACAAGGTCTTTAGAAACAGGCGCTTCTTGTGCGCCAGTCTCCTCAGCGACTTGTTTGCTTTTCGGAACTACGACTTGATTGGCCAGCATAAGAAAAGGTGAAGGCCCCTAGGGGATAGAACCCTAGGAGCCTCCATTATTAACTTAGGCGTTGACTCGGTTAATGAGAACAATGAGTTCGTTAACCTTTGACGCTAGCGACTTGAGGTTGGTGTTGATCGTGACTAGACGAGCATCCACGTCCGCTTTGGAGGCGGCAGTAGTGTCGGTTGTACCCGCACCCACAGCAGTCCCAACACCAGTAATGGTGTCGGAAGCCGTGCCCGAGGCTGCGGTCAACTGAACAACGTTAGTCCACGCACCACCATTGGTCAGGACATTGCGGACTCCAGCCGCAAAGACCTGATCTTGCGTCGAAACAGAGAGAGGAAGAGCCATATATATGTTCTCCTTTCTCTAATTAGGCGATGGTGTTGCGCAAGTGACGGATCACGTAGCCCTGATGGGGGAAGATGGGCTTGCCACCGTTGCTGAATACAGCCCGGAAGTAGCCTACTGTGCCATCTGGATTTTTTTCGCGATCGAGGATGTTCCTCCAAGTGAACTCACCACGATAGTTTTGTGCGTTGAACTCCATCCCATTACCGATGCTCAAGGGCTTGGGAACCAAGCTCGTGAACACATCGGGAACAAAGATGATGGTATCTTCCCACGCAGCGTTCAAGTATTCAGAGTTAAGCTCATACTTGAAGCCTTGGCGGGCGTTACCAAGATCGTTTGCAACCTTGATGAAGGGATACACACGAACGAACGCATTGCTTGTGATCTTGTAGCGAGGAGCAAACGCATCAACCAAGTGATGGAAGTTGCGGTAGCTGCGCTGCACACCAAGAGGAGCAAGCAATTCGCTAACCCGATCGCTCCAACGGAAGTCCTGACGGATATCCGCGTTAGCGCGAATTAGGGAGTCACTGGTTTCGGGCGACATAATCGCCAAGAACACAGGGGCTCCGTTATTCCGATCGTAGGCGTTTGCACCCGCTCCGTTACGGAGAAGATCCATATACACCCGATCAAGGATGGTTTGGGTCAACTGAGTTCCACCAGCGAGCGGAGTAGCTCCGTTCAAGAAGCCAGCCGAAGACTGAGCTGCCGAGGTTGAACCAGTCGTGTTACGCTGAACACCAGCAATCGTTGTATCGAACCCAGTATAGGCGGTGGTGTCTGTGGTAGCCACCAACTTGTTCTGGGCGATCGAGATGTACTGATCGCGATAGCGCTGAATCCAGACTTCAGTAGTAGATTCGGTGAGAATCTGCATGATGTTGGCGAGCTGTTCTTTCCGTTTCATCGGGAAGCGCAGATCGTTCAGCGAGATGTTCGGGGATTCGAGTGCCGCGTGGAACAACCCGTAAGTCCGAAGCGTCTGACCGAAGTCAATGGTGCTGGCGGGTGAAGTGGGGAATGCCGAGGCCGAGGCCGAGTCATTTCCAGTATTGTTGAGGGTGTTGGTCCCGGCCGCAAAGTCCGATGAGCCATAGGCGGCACCGTTTTGCGTTACAGTAGAGGACCAGCTAACTTTAGCAGACCCGTCAGTATTGTAAGGGAGCGAACGCTCGTAAACCAGAACGGAAACGGTGTCACCCATCTCATCCGGCCAAGCATCTTGTTTAACCAATTTCAACCAGGGACTCGTGTCCACTGTTTTGCGATAAATATCGTCACCGATACGGTTGCTCTCAGAAACAAGCAACTGCTCGATATTCGTATATGTCGTAGCCATATTATTAAGTATCCTTTCAAAAGTGAGTTAAGAAACTGTAAGCCCATTGCCGAAGGTAATGGCAGTTCCTATGTTTGGTTCCCCTGGCGGCATCCCAGAGCTTTTATTGCCCGCGCTTGTTTTGGTCTTAGCTAACGCGGTGGCGGCCCGCGGATACGCCCATGCCAATTCCTAACAGCTAAAGAAATCGTAACTCACTTTGAAATCTGTCAATACCTAAGGTGAAAGTAAGTTGTTATGTACCCACAAAATAGAATGTATTATAGCTAAAGTTACTGTGTTGGTACCAAACGCCTATCGATGGGATTCGATCAACTGTCTGGTTCAGCGCAGTAAGTGAATACAAAAGGGAGTTATTGTCTCCCCTAATTTGCCATTGCGCACCATTCCACACTATTTTATCGTCGCTGTAATCCCCAAAGTAATTGTTGCCTTGCCTTGGGAACTCGGCTCCTTGTGGGTAATTGTTTTGGGCTCCTGCCGTAATTAGGTTCGTGGTGGCGGTGTTGATAAAGGTTATAGGTGTGATTGTAAGGGGTTCCGACCAACCACTAGTAGGTATAAAGTTTGGGTTTGTACTAGGATTGAAGGGTATATCAGGGTTAGATTGATCCGAGTCCCAGAAACTCCATGTCTCTATAGTACCACCATAATAACCAGGAGGAACTAAAAAATAATAGCTGCTGTAAAGCCAATTATACCAACCGAAGTTTGTTTGATCTCCGACTTTATAATAAATTCCGTTTTTATTCGGGCTTGAGGGGAAAGTAAGTAATAACTGCTCTGTAGATGTCGCAACCCCAGTAGGTGCGGGGGGTTTAACGAATAATAGGACGGCCATATATTTTACACGGACGGATGCACGAATTTAGCATCCTTGGCTCGTTCGGAGAACTGTTCTTGGGTTAAGAGGTCGCCCTTTTCATTGTAGTAACCGTTTGTTTTTGGGCAGAGCCAATACGACAGAATATCTGGGTGACTCACAATCGGTAGATTTTCTAGCTGCCCCATCTCGTACATGAGAAACTCTGTCGATATTAAGCCTCGCTCAAGACGTTGAGTTGCGTTAAAAATCCTTTTAACTTTAAAAGCGTCCGAAAAGTATTGGTCGTTTTGGTAGTAAGATGAGGACTGAATAACCCCCAAGATCTCCTTCGAGAAACCACGAATGCCGTTCTGCACAAATTTGATATTTCCCCTAGTTCTTACAAGCGAACCAAACATAGTAAAGCGGTATGGCGTTAGATCTTCTGGGAGTCGCCCCTTTACCTCAACATCCGTATCCAATTTGATAAAGTAGTCGGTTGGGTTCTTGGCAAAGACTTCAAAGACATTCCTCCAAAATCTAAAGCCGTGCTCTAGTTTGTAAGAGTTTGGATAGAGGAAGTATTGGAAGTTATGCTTTTCGCATAGTTCCTTGATTTTAGGATCATCGTCTCCGTCCGACAAAACAGAGACTATTTCGGTTGGGTAATGAGTCCGAAGACTTGTGGCCAAACGCTCAAGTTTTGGCAGGTCTTTGTGCGTGGTGATTATAAAGGATAGGGTATTCATTTAGTAAAGTGCGTATCTTATTCTCAAGCCCTCGGTTACGTTTGCGAGTTCTTGATCTGTTAGCGCACGATTGAAATGGATAAGCTCGGCTATTTGTCCCCCATAATTATAATTAGCATCATGTTCTATAGTGCTGAAATAACCGCTTGCGCCAAACATGACATAACCATTTGAGTTGGGGGCAATAACAGCGTCATAAGTGAATCCCGATACTTGGCCATTGTCGTAAAGATACGTTCTCGCAAGACTTGTCGAGGCGACACGAGTAGAAATCCTAAAACCAAATGCCCCTTTCGAGTAATCGGGGCTAGAGCTGGCTCTTCCATCGGAAAAGTATGCTATCTCGCCGACGTACCGATCACGATATATTTCTGGCTTTTGAGACGTAAAATGGAGTGCTTGGTTTATTCTAGCGCCAACGGTAGATCCAACATACTGGTTGGAGCTGTGATAACCCATAGTGTAAAGTCTCTTGCCATCACTATATCTGTTGCCAAAGTCACCAGCATTAGGCTTGTGGATGCAGATTGTGGTGCATTCAGAAATGTTAAAAGAAGGTATGTTGTGTAAAACAATGGCGTGACGTCCGTTTGATTCAAACCCTAAAACGGGCTTACTATTTAATGCGTTAGAAATTACTGGCACGCCAACTCCGTTATAACCCACAGATGGGTAGGCGAGCAAACCGGACCCAGACTGATCTGCCCACGATGCAACTTCGGGGCGACCACCCACATTAGTCGTGGTTAGCCCCGCATCAGCCTTAAGCCAAACTTTTAGGTTTGAGATTGAAGAAGGTAAAACCCCGCCAACTGTTGGAGTTGGCAGAGAAGAGTGGGACGGGTTAACTTGTCTAACTCTTAAAGTGCCAATCGTGCCGTTTAATGAAGTCCAACCTGAGTTTGGCGGAAAATTCCCACTACCGTTTGGCGCACTGGCTAAGTAGACAAGCCCAGTTGAGGAGTGGTATTTATATAAGATCCAATTCCCTTCGTAACTTGTAAGAAGTAAAATAGTATCGGTGCCGGGTAAGCCTCCGTAGAAGGAGTTTCCGTATGAGCTATCAAACATATAATAAACTGGGAACAGATATGAGGGAGTGGTTAAGATGTTGACATTGTGTGCGGCGTTGCTAATTCCACTAATGATAACGGCTCTTGTATCTTTACTGAAATTAAGATTGCCTAAATCTGATACAGAAAGACCAAGCGCTGCTGACGGTTGAACGAAGGTGGGCATATTTACTTTTTGGTTAAATACTAAGACCAAGGCCAGATGTTTGATGAGTCACTAGTTTAGCTTGACCTTTAAGGGTTATTGTTTTAGTGGGAAAACACTGAATGACTGTCTCTGTATTATTTGGGATTACTACCCCAGCTTGGTCAGGTCCTGTCCGATTTGACGAAAGGCGCCAACCAAAATTAAGTCGATAAAAGAAGTTAACAAAGGTGTTAGTGTTGGTATCAAAAAAGGATATCTGGTCGGAGCTACCAGCAGAATTACCTTGTAGTAATTGGCTAGAATTAAACACACCATCAAGAGTGTTGTTTGTGGGCAGGGACAACTTTCTTCTGTTCGTTTGCGTGGTCGCTGGAGAAATAACTAAAAACGTTGAAGTTAGATTCCCGTTCGCACGAAAGATCTGGTTGTTCTTTAAACGAGGGATTGCCGTTCTGAGAGGCATCTTAACTTATGCTCGTTATTCTGGCGGTTCCGGCACTGTTAAAGATCCCAAGATGTTGAAGCCCTAGTTGCGCGTTAGGGACTTCCCAATAATCACCTGGGGACATGCGTATTTGATAATTTGTAGTAGAAACGGAATCTCCGCTATAAGCTGCTGGCTTTATATATAAAAATCCAGACCCTTCGTTAAAAACTGTTAAGACTTTTCTATTAGAGTCGACCCCTACAAATGCTAAGGATGTTGTACTTGTAAAATTAGAAAAGCTAACAGAACTACCTCCTGAATATGCGGCAACTCGAATTGGAATCGGAGTACCGCTTGTAGAACCTTGAACAGTCAAAACATCGACTGATGGGGTGCCAGCAACCCCAGCGTTTACAAAAGACATCTGCGAGCCCGTTGCGTCTAAGATCTGGGCTTGAGCTTTTAAGGCTGAAGGAGTTGTTTGTGTTGCCGTTACGGTTCCACCTCCTCCCCCTCCTCCTCCAAAAGTAGTCACTTGTGCCCCTGAAGCGTCGACAATTTGAACAGAGAGGGCTCTCTCTGATCCTCGAGCAACTGATGTCAGATTATTTCCAGCGCCGTCAGCAAGTCTTGAGGTAACAGTACCATCAACAGTAAGAGATCCACCGTTATCAGTTACTGGTGTAGTAGGAGCAGTTGCCAGAGAAACAGCAACAGCTGCTGCTCGAAGTTGGGTATCCGTTAATGGCCCAGTAACTGGGTGGGAAGGAACTGAGGAGAGAGAAACGGCGACAGCCGATGCTCTTAACTGAGTGTCTGTAAGTGGGGTTAAACCAGTATTTGCAGTCACAGTTCCGCTAATTGGAACAGCCGTCGCTCGCAATTCAGTATTAGTTAAAGGACCAGTTACTGGGTGAGAAGGTACTGAGGCTAGGGAAACAGGAACAGAGGTGGCTCGCAGTTCCGTGTTTGTTAGTGGACCAGTCACGGCATGGGACGGGACAGAAGCCAAAGAAACTGGAATAACAGTCCCACCGCTAATCCCCTGCACCGTCACCACGTCGGTTGCTGGAGTGCCTGCGGTACCCGTCATTGCGTAATCCACAACAGAACCAGCAGCATTTAAAAGTTGAGCTTGAGCTTTTAACGAGGCGGCAGTGGCTTGGGTTGCGGTAAGTGATCCGTCAACGGTCAGCGAACCTCCGTTATCAGTTACTGGGGTAACGGGAGGATTGGCTATGGAGACGGGCTGGGTCGCTGGTAGATTCGTTACCGAGACCGACCCACTAACAGGTTGAGTCGTAGGCCAGAATGTTCCACTAACAGGTTGTGTCGCTGGCAAATTCGTTACCGAAACATTCAACCCAGCGTTTGTGACGTTTACATTCTGTGTCGCAGGGAAAGTAACGCTGATGTTTTCTAGTGCATTTAAACTTGCGGAGTCCAAGGCAACAGTTCCGCCTGCGGAGCCAGTTTTAGCCTCAATCTTGTTAAGGAGACTGACCGCCTTCCGCAAGGACGTGTCTGCCCCATCGTTCACGAAGGGCGTATCGTCCACGGATTACAAACCTTTTTCGAGGGCTTCTAAGAAGCTAAGACCTTTATCAAGTTTTTCCGACTTGGCTGGTGCTGCACCAGAACCAACACCAGGGGTTGCTTTCCGATACTCAGACAAATTGTCCTTGAGGCTCGCGAGTTCCTGATTGGTTTTAGATACGTAATCTTTGAATACCTGGACAACTAGTGGCAGGGTGACCGCCTGGTACGTCAAAGCGGCTCTCTGCCTGTGATCCAAGGGTTCGGAATCCAGCTTCTCGGCATTTGCACGAAGTTCGTCGATCGTTTTGTTCCAAGGCTCGTTACCTTCAATCTTTTTGAGCAAAGGCATTTCCTCCTGAAAGGAATTCCAGACGTCTCCAAAAGCTTTCTTAGCTTCTTGGTCATACTGATCGCGACTCGCCTTTTCTGCTTCGGCATCGCGTTTGGCGATTGCCTCTAAAGCTGATTTGCTTTCTCGAACGACTTCATCACGCTTGGCATTAAGTAACGCCAACTCATCAACTTTAGTTCTTACGGCCAAAGCGTCTACGGGATCCATCTCACTCGTAAGTTCCTTGAGGAGGGTTCTCCGCTTCGCCCCATCGGTTTCTAGTGCGGCATCCAGAATTGGGGAGGCTTTAAGTTCGTATACTTTTGCGATATCCGTAATCGTCTGGGTAGTCTGTTTAATCGGTTCGCCAATTGTGGTTTTGTACTCGCGAGTAGCCTCTACCCTTGAAATCCTCAACTCGCCCTCAAGCTCGTCCCGCTCTTTTTGGAACTGCTCTATTTTCGCTTGGTACTCAGCAAGCTGAGAATCGGTTTTGACATCCCCTCCCGTATCCTCAACAGCCTCAGTGCGATTAGCGACTTTGGACTCAAAGTCTTTAAGTTTGGCTTTTGCTTCCCTCAACTCTTTAGTCAGTTTGGCAAAGGCAGTCTGTGCAGCCGGGGTAGATGCCTCTTGGCTTACTTCTGCCAAGGGTTCTTCGGGCTTAGTCTCTGGCTTTACTTCTTCCTTGGGCTCTATCCCTAAAGTACCAAGTTTATCAAGGATCGATGCTGGAGTTTTGGTCTCAGACTTTGGTTCCTCAACCTTGGCAACTGGAGCTGGTGTTGGGGCGGGCTCTGCTTTTACAGCTTTAGCCGCCGCCTTTTCATTAATGGGTGTTTTAGACGGTTCGCTTGTCCCTAGAGCTTTGTCCAGAGCGTCAGCAAAAGAAACAACTGGTGCGGGAGCTGGTGCAGGAGTCGGTGTTGCTGGAGTTGTCGGAGTTGTCGGTTGCGAGACTGATTCGGGTGCCGCTACGGTTTCTGTGGACATAAATTAATCTTCCTTTTTGAGGTTTTCCCAAGGTTCTGGATTGACTACGTTTGGTTTAACAATTTCTTTCAGAGCCTCGATGTTGCGGAGGGCATCGTAATACCCTTCGCGACGTGCATTCATCAAGGCATTGTACTGAATCGTATCAACACCTTGCGGGGCTCTTCCCTCGGCCGGTAGGGCGACATCCTTTAAAACATCTAAGCCTTTTTTAAGTGTCTCGTTGTTATCCCAGAGATTTTTCCATTCTAATTGAAGATCTTCTCGTTTTGCCCAATCTTGTATTTTCATTGTGTCTTGACGCTAGAAGGTCAATATGCTTTAGGCAAGACTTTTCTGTCGTATCTTCTGGGCGGCTTCCGCGTCTCTAATTGCCATCTTCTGCTGAACATCGGCCGCCTTGAGCCTTTGATCTAGTTGAGATTGTTGGAGTTTAATTTGGGAATCAACTTGGGCCTTTTGAATGGCCAGTTGTGTCTTAGGATCTACCTGACCACCTTGCTGAGATGCTCGGGCTTGTGCTTCCCTTTTCGCTTGGGCGGCAAGTTGTTTGCCAATATTTTCCACAGCCTCGCGCATCTGGTTAAGGATTTCGCGAGCCATTCCGACTTCTTGGCTTCGAGAAGGATCTAAAGCCAATTGTTCGGCATGTGCCGTGCTGTGCGGGTACTGAACTTGTAGGTAAGACATTGCCAATTTAGGGTCAACCTGATTTTGTTGCAGAGCTTGCAGGAACCTCGCGGCATCTTCTAAGTGCACTTTTACATGAACCGCATGGTTCTCCCCCGGATTAACGCTGACCCCGCGACCACCTTGCATAGTACCGTTTTCGAGTTCAGCAATTTTGGCGTCGATCGGAATTCGCTCAATCTCACCTTTGGGGATATATCGGTCAACTTGGTCATAACCAACCCGTGCGGCTACTCGGTCACGAATAAGATTTCTCTGACCCACCTCGTCGAATCTTGGCATAATCGCCATAAATTCGTTAAAGGCCAACATGCGAGCACCAGGGCTTCCAGCCCCAATCGCTCGAACGGCTTGAATTCGGTACACCTTCTCAACTGCCTTCCAAGGAACTCCGCGAGCTTCAATCCTTTTGCGGAAAGCAATAGCTTCTTCGCCACCTGGCTCGTCGGAACGATACTTGACGGTAGCTAGGCGTCGGAACTGCTCGGTCAGCAATTTCTGAAAGGGAATGTAGTAGAGATTCATTGCCTGCGCCGAGAGGATAGATTGTTGGGCGAGTTGAGCTTGGACTTCGGTTGCAGTTCGAGCGTCCCCGTCAGGCATAACCTGTTTTGGATTATAAGTACCAGTATTGTTTTGACGGACAACTTCGAGATCTCGAACAATCGGAAGCACATTACCAGCCAGATTGGGCATAGTTTTATCAACAACATTAATGCCGGGAGGCAGAATCGAGAGCGGACCATTGTACATCAAAGAAAGATTGCTGACGTCTTCGCCAGTAGCTGGCTGGATCATCAGCGCCGAGGAAAGCATGGCTCCATCAACAATTGCGTTCCGCATACGATTAGAAAGCTGGATGAAGGGGAATAGCTTGTAACCCAAGCCTCTCACACTATGGAGAAGGCCATTCGTGCCGATCCCGTAGGAGAATAATACAAAAGCCTCATTTGCGTGCTCGAAACGACTTGGCTTCTTGAATAAGAAGTCATCCGAGTCCCCTGCTCGAGTGGCAATGTAGTGAGAGATCGTTCCATCAAATTCTTTGACGAAATAGTGGATACACCGAACAACCTTGGATCGTGCATGAGAGTACATCAGATCATTGTTCTTAAGTTCCTCTTGGAGACGCTCCCAATCGCGAGAGTTGGAACTCGTTCCATTATCCGTGGACAACAGAATGGCTCTGCGAGTTTCTTCTACGTTCCAGCCAAGTTCAGTAGCAATCTTCGGGTTCTCAATAAACTGATACAACTCTCCAACTAGGTAATGGCGCTCGATTGTAGCTACCTCGACCTTGGTGTCGCAAGCGGGTGTTCCGCGTGGAACTTTAAAGTCTTTGAGCCCGCACACGCTCCACTTCCAACTGCGGTTATCCTCGAAGTAAGCAACCCCAACACCTTGTGAAACGAACTGGTGGGACAGCATTTGTTGCTTATAGAAAAACTCGTCCCAATCCGTAATGGTTCGGTGGAACTCTTCGGCAATAATGCTTTCCCACTCTACCCTCTGGGCGGGATCTCCCTCGGATGTCTTTACCGTGGCCAGCCTATCAACAGAGTTAACCAAGTCAGAATAAGCGGAAAGAGCTGTCTCGAGAGCTGCGGCAGACTCGCCAAAGTTTAGATTCGCACGATATCCCTGCCC